TGTTGAGCGATATACTCGGATCCATCGTCTACAAATCCAAACGGTAAGACATCTTCTTCAATCTCTTTGATTCTTTGTTGGAACATCATTTCTTTGAGATTAATGTCTGTCATCTCACCGAAGTAGTTACTGGTGGCGAAGTAACCAAACATCACCAGGTTCATCATCAAGTCATCGTGGTTACCCTCTGATGCTTGATACGATGATCCTTTAGCAACAAATGTCGATATTTCTAAGATAGTGTTTTCATCTACAATATCAAGCTTGTTGTTCTCAATAATATCCTTGATAGCAGAACAGCCAAGTCTCTTGACTTTTCGAGTCATTTCAATTCCAAGAGCGTTTGCTTTTACTGCAGACTCAACGTGCATGTTTTCATACTCAAGTTCATGATACAGGCCGTTAGTTACCACACCACCCTGATCATTTGATTCAATTACAACATAAGCTTCGTTGTAGACTTTCGCATACTTATATATAATGTTAGGGAAGAGTAATGGAGAGATAATATTATTGCGATAAACAGCAACCTGTTTAAAGGGTCTAGCGCTAATATCGATCACATTAAATGTACTGTAATCCTGTCCTCTTCCTCTACTTACATCCACGGTCATGATATATTCATGATTTTTAACTGGTTCATCATAGATAAGAACAGATTGGTTTTCTACTCGTCTTAGTGGTTCTTTTGCTTTGAGTTCTAATAAAGTATCAGCACCAATAAGAGTATCACCAGTACCAAAGAAAGTGTTTCCAAATTCTTGGTCAAACTGCATCTGCGAAGTATTCGCGATTGTTTGTTTCTTCCACTCATCATCACGTCCAGGAACGTCCCACCAGTCAACTCGAAACGGAGTGTACTCATTTGTTCCTTGAACAGCACCTTCCCAGATCTTATAGAACGTGTTACCGATACCATTCGCTGTCGATGTAATAATAACTTTTGTGTCTTTACCAGACGAAACCACAGGATAAGTTGATGTATAAAACTCTGCCGCTCTCTCAACAAACGCAAACTCATCGAGGTACAAAAGGTTTACAGACATACCACGAATTGATGATCCGCTTGTCGCGGCCGCGATTATCCGAGAGTTGTTCGAAAACTCTATTGAGCCTTTGTTCAATGCTTTGCAACCAGGCTGTAGAAAGAACGGAAGATTCTCGAGCATCAGAGTGACTCGAGCTAGCATCTCACGAGCAGTAGCTCCTTTGTTAGCAAGTACTGCAATAGTTTTTTCTGGATGAAAGATTGCAAACCAAAGAAGATACGCAACAGAACTAATTGACTTACCCGATTGTCTACATGCTAGAACAATGCTGAATCGATTATCATTAAAAGAATCAAACATCTTTTCCTGATATGGATACAGCTCAAACGGCACTAGACCCTTATCAAGGGATATAATCTTAGCATAGTTCTTTGCAAAGTATGCGGGATCCTTCATGCATTTGGCGTATTCCTGGACGTCGTCTTTTGTCCATTCTGTAACTACACCATCTCTCTTTACATTAGGATTCCCGAGATAGGTTTCATTCATCTTTATAGTCTTTAATGTCAATCACATTGCTGTCTGTTTCTTGTAACAGCATTCTTTGTAAGTCAGTAGTAGATCCAACAAACAAGTTGTTATTGGTTGTGCCAGCAACTTGTTTTATATCATCTTTTTGTTTAAATGATTTTTTCTTCTTATGAAGATCCATAAGGTTACCATTGATGTCAGACACAGTCTTCATCGTAGTAGCAAGAACTTCAAATGCTCGAGGATGTTCAGTGTTACGAGCCACATCCATCATATCGTCAAGTGCTGCTGATCCCTTGGCTAGAAGATCGTGGTACATTTGACGAGCATATTCAAAATCATTTTCTGCATTATCAGAATCATTCATTATGCACTATCCACTGAATAATCAATCGTTTCGTTAAATCCATAGTCAGAATCTGGACTTACATCTGTCGGATCTGGAGTAACTGTAAGAGTCTCCAACAATTGATCCGAGTCAAGCAAGCCGCTGCCGATCTGATAGAAGTTATTTATTGAGGTACGAACGATGCCCTGTTCTGCAATCGGTCCATAGAAGTTCGCTTTCATTTCAAAGTCAAGCGTATAGATGATCGTACGTCTTTGTTCTACCGGTCCTTCGAAGTCATCAGTAAATGTAACACCTGCGATTGTAATAGGAACGTCTTCTTTAATCTCTGTCAGGTTACTTAATGGACTCAGCGTTAACGTATATGTAGGGTTGAACCTTGGTAGAATTTGTTCAACTAACTGGAGGGCATCGTCCTGATTCTTAGCGTATATACTCAGCTGAAAATTAAGGGTGTAAGGTACGTAGCTATAAATCTTATTACGTGTATTATTAGTAGTACCTGAATTAATATAGTTATTGATTTTCGGAAGCTGGCGAGTCGTGTCATATGTAATACCCAATAGTTCAAAAGACATGCGTGGTAGCTTTACCGCTACGCTCTGGTCCTGATTTAGATCCGGGTTTGAACGGATTCTTTCTAGAAACTTTTGTTTTGGAGCATATGATAATGGTACCTTGACTTGAGAAATAGTCTCACCGCTTGAGTTCTTTCTCAAAACATACATTTCGTTAAACAAACGACCAAAGATCGCAACGCTCTTACGAAGTCTTTCATGATAGAAATAAACACCAAACATTAGCTAGGATCTCCAAATGGGTTTGATTCACTGAAGTCAAGGAAGTCAGTCAATGATTCGAAATATTCGTTCTGAGCATTTACTTGAGCAACTGTCTCATTGATTGCAGAAATAGTTCTTGTTAATGTATTGCCGTCTGCGTCTTCTGACTTGACAATACCACTCGTCGTAAAGAGATGGAACTCACCATCATCAGCTCCAACATGTGCAACCGAAAGAACATTACTTGAATCTATGTATTCTACAATCTCGCCAGAAATAACAACACCAGAAGACAATGTTTGTGTCAGTGTATTACCGACAACAAATCCAGTGTCAGCAGAATCTACGAGTGAAAGGTCAGCAGTGTAACCTTTCTTCTCTATCTGATCGATTGCAACAACACCAGTGTCAAAGTCTTCGTCATTGTATTCAAACAACTCAACACGAAGTTTATATGTTGGAAGATTCTGTAGCTGATAGAAAGGCTGCTCATGCTCTACATGCATAATCTCAAAGATTTTTCTTGAGAACGGAATGTAGAGCAAATCCCCTTCATGCGGCCTTACAGCTTGAATCTCATTGTCATGTCGTCTTACAGTTTGTTCCCAACGTCTTCTCGAAACAACGAAGGTTGCTTGGTCTCGAATCTCTACACCAAACTTAGTAAACAGGTCTCCTTCACCGTCAAAACCTTCTACGTTTTCGATATACATCTCAATCTTGTAAGATGAATTAAATCTTGAAGGAACATCTTCTCCAAGGATTCTATCCTCGTTAACAATATCACGAGGCAAGTAATAGATGTCCTGACCGTACATCTTAAGGGACTCGATAACGATGTCCTCATAAAGATCCTGTTCAGATCTTACGCCTTGGCTGAAGTAAATGTTCGTTGCCATGAATTACCCCACAAAGAAGTCAGCTGGCATCTCATGCTCGAGTCTGATTACTTCTCTTAGTCTTTCAATTTCTGCCATTGCATCTTCAAAGATCTGACGACCATTGATAGTAACACCACCCGGAAGCTGCATGCCTTCAAATTTAATTAAGTTCGCACCCCATTGCCTCTTAATTAACGCTGTTGTGTATTGCTTCAACCACATGTCATTCCATACAGACGTATGAGTAGTTGGGTTTACAATTTCAAATACTTCTGCAACAAGATAGTCACCTTCTACCAAGTCATCAGTTTCTTTTTCACCGTGGATATAGAGACGATTCTGGTGACGCGAAAACTGGACGAGAGGTGTACCATTGAGCTTCATGTCAATCAATGATAGGTACTGTTGCATCTGTTCGTAGTAAGCTAAGTCACCCATGTATGAATGCATGTTAGCAATATCATTGAGGTGAAGCTGATACTTTATGTCAAAGAAGTCCTTGGTCAGAGAACCTGACGCAATCGGAAATAGCTTTGAAACGAATATAATATTGGATGAGATTGGAATGTACTCATTAGTTACGTCATCAGCTGTGATCTGATGTTTCAAATAAGTACGAAGAGTCGCGTCTGAATGAAACTCTTGGTAGTACTGTAGAGCTTCATCAACGCGATCTTCAAGCTGATCTGGGTCTACGTTGATTTCAATAACTGGATCACCCAACTCTCTGAGGCAGTAGTCGATGAGTCCTTGTCTTGTGCTTGGGTTCGCCATGTCTATATCCTATTAAACACTGTTACCAGTATTTATAAGGTTTTTAGATTGTAGCACGTAGTTTAGTCAGATCTGCACAAGTGTAGTATTGATAATGTTTTTTCAGGTGTTTCGGAAATGGAATCTCATTGATCTCAGCGCCTGTTTCTTTTGCGACT